TTGGGTCTCTAAACCAAAACATTTCAGATATTTTGAAATCATTCATACCCCTATTTGCTTGGTTATAGATTTCATAATAAATTGGGTCATATCCATTTGGTGTTGATACCACAATAACTTTACCCCCTGTTGAAAGGGATGCCATACAAGCCGCCCAAAAGTCTGAGTCAGCATCAATAAACGCGGCTTCGTCAAATACAAGAATTGTTGGTGTAAAACCACGGAGTGCATCCTTTGATGTTGCAACTGCCTTAACCTCACATCCGTTATTTGTCCTATAATGTTTTTGAGAATTTTTATCAGCCGAAAAATCAATTCCAACCCAAGACGGCCATTGTCCAATAAACATTCTTATTTTATTCGCCATCTCTTGTGACGTATCCAATTTGTTGGCGATAATCAATATCTTCTCAGGTTTGTTCTTTTTGGCGAATGCTATTTTCTTAGACACCCATGCTGCTGTAACTGTAGATACTCCAGCCTGTCGATACTTTAATGCAATATTTTCATTGAAATTTTCATAATCATCTAATAATGAAACTTGATCAGGAAACAATTCCAATGGAACATATTTTGATACTGTATTGTCATATGTTTCCAAATATGTTCTAAGTGAATAAGGTGTATCCCTCATACACTTTACATATTCCATCATGACTTGTTCTTTTGTTAAACTCATAAATCTTTTTATATAAATATAAAACCCCCCACTTATTTCTAAATGGGGGGTTTAAATTTAATCTTCATCATCTATATCGAATATGTCCCAATCATCGGTATCTAAATCATCTTCTTGTTCGTCTTCCTCCGGATTTTCATCTTCTATTGCTTTATCATAGTTAGGGGATTCAATTTTCGGGGGGTTCTTCTTAATTGTGTCAACAATTTTTTGAGAAAAATTTTCGAACTTATCCATAGCAGCAGGTTTACCCGACAATACTCCATCATACATAATTTCGTTAAATAATTTTGGTTTGTCGTTAGCTAACTTATTGAATTGTGTTTGAATTGCACCGTCCATCCATGTTTCATAACCATCAATTAGTTCACTCCAAAGAAATCTTAGTTTTGAACTAATTTCTCTACCTGTTATCATGTTTTTAATTTCATGTTTGTGAGTATCGGTTATTTTAGTTAATGTATTGTTAATCGTCTTATCTTTTGGTAAATATAAAAGAGAATTGAAGTATCTTCCCGCTTTATAAAGTTCATGTACTAACAGAGGGAAGTTAGGTGCTCTTACAATGAATATCCATGTACCTGGTTCGGTACCATCAGGAACTACATCAACAAAGGCAACTCTACCAACCGCTTGTTCAGCCATCCTCTCCAACATTGCAGTATTATCATTGTAATATACTGTAGCTGAATTTTCAAATTGTTTATATTTGTTTACTAGTTCAGGATTTAGTTGATTTAATTGGGATTCAATTTCTTTATACGAATTAAATCCTTCAGACCAAGCACTACCTTGAGTTGTTGCATTAATAAAATTTCTTGCTTTTACTCGTTCATCAAAATCAGGATCAGATTCTTTAGCTTGTTCAATTTGTTGTGATGAAATTTTTTGAGGTGTAGTTCTAACAGTTGCTCCTGTTGAAAACTCCACATCCATTTTAACAGTACCTTTATCTACTCTTTCTTTAATTCTTGGGAATTTACTGAAAAATAAAGCTAATGCTAGTTTTAATAATTTACCTTTATGTTGAGATTCAAGATTAGGTAATGAATACATTAATTGTCCCATATCATTACCACTACCTCCTTCCTCTTTAGCCCTTTGATATTTTCTATTCTGTGCCGCCAATATTTTCTCTTTAGCGTCAGAACTTAAAAAATCATCAACAGGGGCTTCATATAATAATCTTTTCATTATTAGAATTTTTTATAATTTACAGGTTTGTGATATGATTCATCCATACGTCTCATTTCACTTTCAAAATCATCTTTGAACTTACTCATGAATTTATTTTTACGAGCTTGAGGTTCAGGACTAACATCAGGACTTGGTACAAATGGTTCCTCTTCGTCAGCATCCCATTCAGGTTCAGTATCGGGTTTACTTGGTTTGATACTTGGTTTAATACCAGGTTCAATTGTAATGGGAGAATTCATTCTGAATTTCATCTTTCTTCTCGCTTGCGGTTCCGGATTAGCATCAGGACTTGGTACAAATGGTTCTTCTTCGTCAGCATCCCATTCAGGTTCAGTTTCCCTATCAGGTTTAATTTTAGGTTTAGTTGGTGTAATCACAGGTGCATCATAATCACTCATCATGAAATCTTCATCTTCATCCATTTCACCATCAAAATAAAAACTCTCGTTTAAGGGTTTTTTATTTCTGATTTGATTTTCTATCAATTTTAATAGTTCTCTCTTTTTCATAGTTGGTTCTGTATATTTTTCTATTATTTTATCATAATTTTCCTTCATCCCACCCCAAGCCAAACCTGGTGTAAAAGATGCAAATTTCTTAGCGTATGTGTCAGTAACTTTTTTACCAACATTATCCATATAACCTTCTTTAGTTTCTTTCTTTTTGTATTTTACAGTTTTCTCAGGATGTTTTTTTTCAGGCATATTTTTGTATTGTTTCTTTGATGTACTCTTAGAGAATTCTTTTGCCATTTTACACCACTTACAATCATCTGTTTTACATTTGTTACATCTAGCCCAAAACAACCCTTGTTGTGCTTTAGACTCGAATTTTTCGTCAAGAGTATCTTTAGATCTATCACTACCAGGATAATCAGAACCAGGTTTTTGTATTTTATCTTGATCAATCCCTATTGTCATTGCATCAAATTCAGCATCTTCATTATCTTCTGTCATTGTAATTTTTTTAGATGCGGGATCAATATGGATACCTTTCTGTGATAATGTTTTTTGATCCGTAGGATTACTTGGATCGTAAGTATATTTTGTAACTGTAGATTTTGTCTCTTCCTTTTGTTCTTTTTTCTTTGATTCCAAAAGACGATTAAACAAAGATGTAATTTGAGCCTCAGTTAAAGTATTTAACAAATTTGGACTTAATCCTTCCGATTTTAATTTTTGAATTTTTGTATTATGATTCATATTGAACTTTCCTTTCAAATTCTAACACAATATCTCGTGCATATAGTTTATTTTTAACAGAATCTAATGTATCTCCAAATCTAAATACTAATCTTTTATCCTTTTCAAAATTTACAGATTCTGATTCTTTCTCCCAAGCTAATGCTATAACATCCTCCACTCCATCAAACATTGAAAATATATCAGAATTTTGTAAAACTTCAAAATCTAAAACATTTTTTAATAATCCAACTTTGGATATAAATTCCAAATCTGGTGGTGATGGGTAACCATTTGCTGGTTTACTATCCCAAGATTCTCCCCAAACATCATTTATATTTTCAGAAAAAATGAATTCATACAAATTTTCACCTTTGTAATTAGAACCCAACTTATTAACATAAATTAAAAAACTCATAGAATATTACCTTTTGGTGTTACACTGATTTTCTCTTCGTTCACTAAAAATACTAAACTATTGTTTTTATGTTTTCCAATCAATTTAGCTTCAGGATATTGGTTAAGTAATTTTGTTGCTGATTTTTCTTGATTAAAACTTTCAGATAACGCCTCAACATATTTAAATAAATCGTTTGATTTTGTTTTTACAGCCTTAGTTTTTGGTTGGAAGTATTTACTCAAAACTTTATCAACTTTGGATTCTGTAAACATATCTTCAAACATATTGTCCATTCTTTTTGAATGTTGTCTGTCTCTCATAGAACCATGGTGAAATCTTTCTTGTACTTCAGGTTCAGGCATTCCATCATCTTCCATTTCTGGTTCTGGCATTTCTTCATCTCCCATTTCTGGTTCTGACATTCCTTCTTCACCACCACCTTCAAATTTACCCATAATTTCTTCTTTATCTTCATCATCCAATGAATCCAATTTAAGAGCCGATAATACTGAGTTTATTACATATTTAATATCCTTTGAAGTCATTTCATTTTCCTCATCAGATAAGAATGCTCTAATTTTTTGTCCTAATTTTCCCGTTAGTTTTTGAATTGTTTTGAACGTCACTTGTTCTTCATCATCTTCTTCAGGTTCAGGCATATCCATTTCAGGTTCTGGCATATCCATTTCAGGTTCTGGCATATCCATTTCAGGTGCTGGCATATCACCACCCGCAGGTTGAGGAGCAGGTGCCGGAGCGGGTGCTGGTGCGGGTTGTGGTGGAGGTGCTAATTGAGGTGCAACTTGTTCTGATTGTTCCCCACCAACTTTTATAAAATATTCTTTTTCATCGTCAGATTCGAATAAAGAAATATTTTTTTCAAAACCCTGATTATAATTAACTTCTTTTGATATCAGATTCAATCTTCTCAATGCTTGAGAATAAGATGGATAAAATTTCCTATTTTTGATAGGTTCAATATATTCTGAAACTGATTCAGTTAAACCTTTCTTAAGAACATATCCATTTTTTTCTTTAACAATATGGTATGTGTTACCATCAACCAAAGTTTTTTTATATTCAACTGAAGTATCTTCATTAATAGGTTTTGGAATATTTAACTTATAATTTGAAATTTCAAGGATACGATTAATCATATCAGATCCTTGTAATTTTTCACTTCCAATCGGTCTTAGTTTTCCCATAATTTTTTTGTTTTTATATATAAATATGTAGAATTATTTATTTCTTAATTTTTCATCTAAAGAAAGTTTCTTATCTATAACCTTTACAGGTACATTATATAATTTTTCAATATAACCATTTCTTCTTAAAACTTTGAATACCAAATTTTCAATACTCATTTCACCCCCTTTTTCTAATCCACAGATTCTAAATTTTTTCAGTTTGTTTTTGTATTTTTTAATTAGACTTTTGATTTCTTCTGGGGTTTCCTCTTCAATATTATCCAAAACTCCATTAATTATTCTCATCCATTGTTCTGACTTTTCTTTAACTTGTTTCATGTTTGGTTTACCCATAGACTCTTTCTTAGGTTTACTAATCCATTCATCTCTCATAACCGAATATACTCCAGCACTAACACCGCCAGCATTTACATCTTCAACATAAACTTCAACATCAAATCCAAACATTTTTACATCTCTCTTCTGATTAAAAACAATCTTTTTTAAATCGAAAAATTCAATATATAAATCTTTCATCTCTTCAGGGAATTGTCTATAATCAATCAATAAGTGTAAATCAATATCAGAATACTTTGACCAATTATAGTTAGCAATTGAACCAGTAACAATTATGTCATCAATGACTATATCTAACCCAAAAGAATCAATGAATTGATTAGATATCTCTAATAAATTCCTTCTAACCTTGGGATTAATTTTTTCACCCCCATTTACCCATATATTAGGATTAAGTTCTTTTTTTAAATCAAAACTTGATAATACGTCTTTTAATGATTCCATAACACATAAATATATTCTCACACTCGTTTATATTTAAATGTTTTCGCAATTTTTGAATTAAAAAATTTACCCTGGGATTCTGACATTCTAAATTGGGTATATAATTGATGTGGGATATTTTCATACAAATATCTGTGCCCGTTGTTAAATTCCACAACTAACTCTTTTGATTCAGTATCAAATTCAGTTCTCTTAATATTACTTGACTGAATTTCATTAATAATTTTTGTTCCATTAATTTCTTCTCTTAAAATCGCCATAGTTTTAATATTTAAAAACCCCCATTGAGTTGGGGGTTAGGTTTAGTTAATTTTTTTTAGTTCATCACGGATTTCAATTGCTCGTTCAAAGTTTTGTTCTTGGATTACCTTTTCCAATTCTTTTTGAAGTTCAACAAGCTTTGATTTGTTTTTTGTTAGATTTTTAATCTCATCCCTTAAGATTGCCGCACGTTCAAAGTCTTGTTCTTTAATACTATAATCAAGTTCTTTTTGAATGTCATTCACCCTTCTTTGGATTGGTTTTACTTTTATTTTATCTGTTGAATCTTCAGGTTCATAAAAATAAACAATTGATGTGACTAACCCATCTTTTGATTTTTTTATAAATGATTTCCAATCATCTAAATTTTCAGGTAAGTCCTCAATACGTATTTTATCGAAAAAACTTTCAAGTGGAGTTATGGGTCTAAATCTATCCCCAAATAGGTCTTTTAAAATTTCCTCAAATTTTTTATTAAATTCTCTGTTTGACATATATTTTTAAATTTAAAAGTTTATTTTAATACTAATTTTTAACTAATTATATACCAAAAAATCAAAAAACAAACAATGTCAGTTACATATTTTAAAATATGACAATTTGTCAGATTTGTTGAAATGACAAAATAAAACATTATAATTGAATAAAAAAAACATGATAGATTCAAAAGACGGAGATTACTCAACGAAAGGCAAAGGGGATACACCTGTACTTAATAATTTCGCAAAAGATTTAATCAAACTTGCTGAAGAAGGAAAATTGGATCCTGTTGTCGGTAGAGATAGAGAAATTACAAGGATAGCCCAAATATTATCAAGAAGAAAAAAGAATAACCCAATTATCATCGGAGAACCAGGATGTGGAAAAACTGCAATAGTTGAGGGTTTAGCTTTAAAAATATTAAATGGGGAGTGTCCAAGAAATTTAATGGATAAAAGAATCATGTCCTTAGATATAACCTCAATTGTTGCTGGGACAAAATATCGTGGACAATTTGAAGAGAGAATGAAAGTTATTATTGATGAGCTTCAAAACGCTCCAAATATAATCCTATTCATTGATGAAATCCATCAGATTGTTGGTGCCGGAAATTCATCAGGTTCGTTGGACGCATCAAACATATTCAAACCCGCCTTAGCTAGGGGTGAAATACAGTGTATTGGTGCCACAACATTGGATGAATATAGAAAGAACTTTGAAAAGGATGGTGCATTAGAAAGACGATTCCAAAAAGTAGTTGTTGATCCTTCAACAAAAGAAGAAACACTACAAATTCTCATCAATGTTAAAGAAAAATATGAAACTTATCACAAAGTAAGTTATAGTGATGAAGTTTTAAAACTTTGTGTTGATTTAGCGGAAAGATATATCACAGATAGAGAATTCCCTGATAAAGCCTTCGATATAATCGATGAAGTTGGAGCGAGAAGCCAGGTAGAAATTAAAATGCCGAAAATTATTGAAGACTTGAAATTACAAGCTTTGGAAATTAAACAACAAAAAATTGATGTTGTTAAAAACCAAAATTATGAACTAGCAGCAGATTTAAGAGATAAGGAAACAAAAATATTGGATAAGTTGGACGAAGAAAAGAAAAAATTTGAATCCGACTTGTTAAATAAAAAGAAACAAGTTACAACAGAATTAGTTTATGAAGTCGTATCCAATATGACAAAAATACCAGTATCAAAAATGACATCTGATGAAACCAACAAATTATCATCATTAGCCGATAATTTGGAATCAAAAGTTATTGGACAGTCAGAAGCTGTATCCAAGATTGCTAAGGCTATCAGAAGAAATAGATTAGGTATTAAAGATCCCAGTAAACCAATTGGTTCATTTATATTCTTGGGTTCAACAGGTGTTGGTAAAACGTATTTGGCGAAACAACTAGCAAAAGAAATATTTGGAAGTGAGGATAACCTAATTCGTGTTGATATGTCCGAATATCAAGAGAAACATTCTATATCAAGACTTATCGGTTCACCTCCAGGTTACGTTGGATATGATGAGGGTGGACAATTAACAGAAACTGTTAAAAACAAACCATATTCAGTAATCCTATTTGATGAAATTGAAAAAGCAAATAAGGATGTATTTTCAACCCTACTTCAAGTATTGGACGATGGTCATTTAACCGATGGTCTTGGAAGAAAAATAAATTTCAAGAATTGTGTTATCATTATGACATCAAATTTAGGGGTTAAAAAATTCCAAGAATTTGGTACTGGAGTTGGGTTTAAAACTTCAACTAATTTATATATTGAGGAAGAACAAAAAAGAGACTTGTTAAAGAAAGAACTTAAGAAGTTCTTTGCACCTGAATTCCTTAATAGAATAGACGAGATTATTGTCTTCAATTCACTAAAGGAAGAAGAAATTAAACAAATCGTAAAACTTGAGATTGATAAGTTAACCAGAAGATTAAATGGATTAAATTATGATATTACTTGTGATGAAAAAGTATTGGAATTAATATCCAAGGTTGGATTCGATGAAACATTTGGGGCTAGACCAATTAAACGAGCAATACAGGATCAAATTGAAGATTTCATATCAGAGGAAGTCCTGAATGGAAAAATTGTTGAGAATGAGAAATACTCCCTCACAGTAGAAGATGATAAAGTTATTTTGAATGTTGTTAAGAAGGGTAAAAAGAAAAAAGGGACTGAATAGTCCCTTTTTTTATAAGTAATATCTTGATGGTTTAATTTCCTCAACATATTTTACATATCCCAAATCACCAATCATATTTTTTACAATCTCCAATGTGTTATAAACATCTTCAACAATAACATACTCGTGTTTGGTATGATAGTTATAATAACCGACAGCAAAATTTATACAAGCAAAATCAAATTGATTCTTTAACGCATATACATCCGTATAAGGGTGGGATTGGTATTTGTTTCTATTATTAAACCCCTCCGTTAATACCTTATCACATTTTTTAAAGAATTCAGATTCCTTATCAAATAACTTTGTACCCATACAATATTCACTAACCATCCAATTACCAGGTGCATCACATTGTATGACATAACCGACATTTGAAAAGAAATTCTTATCGGCATTTTTTGATCCATGACAACCAGTTTCTTCTGATACAAATAACGCAACTTTTACATTTGGAAGAATTCTCAACATTTCCAAACAAATATATACCCCACATTTATCATCCCCACCAATACCTGTTGGTTCATCTAAATCATTAAAGGCTTTATAAGCTAATTTCATTTCATTTTGATCATTGGGTAACATCATCTCTTGGATATTGATTGTATCCAATTCGTGTACGGTATCGGTATGAGCGACAACACAAGGGAAGTATTCAACTTCATCAGTTTGTTTTGTTGCATAGATATTTCCCATATCATCAATATAATGAGGGATGTCATTTTCAACCAACCAAGAGGTTAAAAATTCAATCATCATATCTTCCTTGTATGTTTTGGTGGGTACAGACAAAACCCTTTTGAGTAGTTCGTAATCTTGTTTCATAAAACAAAATTACAAAAGTTTTTTAACTTTCCTAATTAAATTTTCAAAAAGTTCTGGTGAATTTAAATAATTAACAAATTCCTCGATTGTGAAACTCTTCATTTTACTCATAACTCGCATTTCAGCCAATTCACGAACCATAATTCTTGACGTTGCCTTATTAATTGAATCAATTTTAAATCGTTTATTCGGATTATTTGGTAACTCATACGTTCCACCAATTTTATATCCTAGTTTTGATAATTCGATAACAGCATTACCGTAGTTCCTAACGGATTCATATTTTTCAGGTTCGGATTCAATTTTTTCCAATATTTCCTCAAAATTATTTTTGACAACTTTATTGAATTTTTCACTATCTAACCATGTATTATAACCTGCTTCAGCGTAATATCCAAACATACCTCCTTTTTCATATCCAATTTCTTTGAATAAATCTTTAATCGACATTGTTTTATCACTAACTTGACTATATAGAGCTAAAAGAACTGAGGTTGTTGTAAAATAAGTTTGGAATAAATCACGTCTGAAAACACCCCATTCTTCAAAGTAATCCGCAATATCACGTATCGCTTCTTGTTTCACAGCATCTTCAGCCGCCTCATTTCTCAGATTATAAACCTCATTTGTTATATCATCAGCTTGTCTACCAAAATTATCATCTAGTAATTTAGATGCTTCTTTATTAAATTCTTCACTATCTTTTTCTTTAAGTTGAATTAAATCAGGTGCGATAAATGAAATGATTGTATTTAACATTTCTTCATTTTCTTGATTAATTGATCCTAAAGTATACCCTTCTTTCCAATCTTCATAAACAGTATCTTCACTAACAATGTCAGCACCGTATCTAGAGTAACCATAACCTGAAGAGAAAATACCTTCTAATATTCTTCTATCCCATTCATCTTCTTGAAAATCAAAAAACTTAAAGTATTCATCCATATCAAAACTGAGTTCTATCATAGTTTTACCTGGACTCTTTTCATTGAATTTTAAATTAGCCAAACATTCATCAACTTTATTTAAATCATATTTATCAATTTTTTTACCTGATTTAATTAACCTTAATATACCATAAGGTGTATCATTTCCAGCAAGATTAATTACATCCATTTCTATCTGACGATAATCCTTTATAATTTCACTAAAGTCCCATATTTTTCCGTCATAATCTAAAATGGACACATTTCCATATTCAGGAACGAATATAACATAACTTTTTTTATTTCCTTTTCCTACAATTAAATAAATAGTGTTTCTTCTATATGAGTAATAATTAGTTTTAAGATAATCTCCACCATAATAATCTATAGCAGGAAATCCTTTCGCTCTAATAAATAATACTTCATCATCCTCAAATAATTTTTCTGAGTCTATATCTGCGGATTCTTTTGGAGTCATAAAATTTTTTCTTTATAAATACTTTAGGATATTGGTTTTGTCAATAATTATATTTATACTTAAGTATAGTTAATTGAAAATATGGGGGTAAACTGGAATCGATCAACATTGTTGATTATTCGGGGCATGTCAGACCTGAACTAAGTCTGTTAAACTGGTTTGAAACGATACACGGCAACGTTATCAACAAACTTTCTGCTATCGGTTTAATCCGTTCAGAAGAAGCAGTAGTAGCCTAGTCAATAGGGTATTACTTTCGAGTCGGGGTACATTCACTCAGGAACAGGAGTACTATAGGGTTGTCTAACCGATTCTCATCCCTAAAAATGAATTGGCTGATTTTGTTGATTTTGGGGTATCAGATAAAATCAAATAGCTCGGAACACTGCGAATAATGTTGTCCTAAGCATGTAGTCCTTAATAGTTAAGATGGATGAGACGAGAGTTCAAATCTCTCTACCTCCACATCGGAAGTTTTTGTTCTTATCATATATTTATATAATAAAAGAATATATGATGAGAGCAGAAAATAGAAAATACCACTATCTTTATAAAATAACTTGTAAAAAAACCCATAGATTTTATATTGGTATACATTCTACTGATAATTTAAACGATGGTTATTTTGGAAGTGGTAAAAGATTATGGAATTCCATAAACTATCACGGACAAGAAAACCACACTAAAGAAATTTTAGAATTTTTTCCAAGCAGAAAAATTTTATTGGAAAAAGAAAAAGAAATAGTTAATAAAGAATTATTATTAGATAATTTGTGTATGAATTTGGTAGTTGGAGGTGAGTCAGGTGGGTTCATTGATGAAAAACATTTTTTAAATTTCCAACGTAAAGGTTCTGAACTTGGAAAAAAGATTTTCATAGAAAAATTAAAGAATGATGAAGAATTCCGTAAAAAACATTCAGAAACAATGTCCAAATCAGGAAAAAAAAGACATCTTGAGGGGAAATTAAAAAACTTCACTTATGATTGGACAGGCAAAAAACACTCAGAGGAGTCAAAAAAGAAAATGTCTATGATAAAAAAAAATGTAGGTTTAGGTGAAACAAATTCACAATTTGGTACAATTTGGATTACAAAAGATAATCAAAATAAAAAAATTAAAAAAGACGATTTATCTACTTTTTTAAACGAAGGGTGGGTAAAAGGTAGAATTATCAATAAATAAAATAACCCCTCTTTATCGGAGGGGTTTTTTGTTACATTATTTATTTTCTATTTGACATTAAACTTCAAGTAAAACTTGTTAAAATTAATAGCATCTAATTGTTTGTTATTTACGACACAAGTAATTAAATTTTCACCAGGTTGTAAATTGGAGATTTTGACTTGATTCATTACATAATATTGTTTAGTGTCTATTCCATCAGATTTTTCGATAGGTAAACTTAAAATTGATTTACCATTTAACCTCAAATCAATTTTTTGACCAACATTTTTTCCTTGTATTATTTTATTTAATTGGAAGGTGATTGAATTCATTTCATCTGTTTGTTGGGTTTTAGTACTTGTTCCAGAACCATAATAATTTTGCAATTCGTTTATATTTTTACCAATCAAAATTCCACTTGTCTGTGGGAGAGAATAAAATCCATCATACACATTATTAATTAAATTACCAGTATACTCAAGAACATTTGTTTTTAATAAAGTTGCTGTTGGTGTACTAGTATTTTCGTTTTGTTCACTAATAACCTTTTTTACCAATTTAACTAAATCCGATTCAGTTAATCTTATAATTCTTTTCATAATTTTAATTTTTTATAATAAATATTATAAAAATACAAAACCCCTCTTTATCGGAGGGGTTTTTTGTTATAATACTTCTTTTTGATTTAGTGACTTATCAATTCTTTTGTCTGTGTAACGAATCGAATCATCATATCGTTCAGTCATCATTCTAACCAAGTTATCGGTATTCAACCTTGAATTTTCCTCGATTGTTTCAAACCTACGAAATACGGATTCAAATTCATGTCGGTAATCATCCCTTTGACTATCAATAGCTCGATAAACATTTTCAAATTGTCGTTGAACATTATCAAACTCAAATCTGTCGTTTTGTTTTATGACACCAATCTGTCGCTCAATTTTACTGACCCTAAACAGACCCCAAACAATAACTCCAATAAAAGTTAGAGCCACCATCGTGAGCATACCTAAAGCAAAATAAGTAATTGCCATAATAATAAATTATTTAATTT